AAAAAAAGCCCGACCAAAAGGCCGGGCAAGCGTTAAACGGGCTGTGTTTGACTGTTCCCTGTGTCAGTTCACATGTGCCCTGACATCATCAACCACGGCTGTTATTTCGATCTGTGATCCCCCGTTTCTAGGCCGCGCCGTTTGCATAAGGCAAAACTTCGCCCACCTGTCATCAGGACCAAAACTGAAATATGTGCGTTCCATCTCACTACCGGTATAGGGCGTGAAGCCCAGATCATCAGTCACGATAATCTGTTTCGGTTTTGGCCCCGGCTGCACCTGCCAGCTACCAGCAAAAGACCCGTCCTGTTTGCGCAAAGCAATGTAGTGTGTGAGGCCATCTTCAAACGTCACAGGCTCTGAAAGTGCGAGCGTTCGAGTTACCGGGTCCCATTCTTCGACTTCACCACCTTGTCCCCATCGCGGCATATTGTGTGTCACGGCCAGCAAATCGCCCCGGCTGGGAATCATCCCGTCAAGTTCGGTCCTGAAGGTGACAATCACCCGGCGATAGCGATTATCTGCCGCCATCGCGTCGGCTTCGCGAAGGGCATGCGCCCGGTTCGTAATACCAAAAAGGCTGACCGTTGCCGGTTTGTCACCAGCCGAATCCGGCAGCTTGCCGATAACAGTGGCGGGCTTCCATGTGCGTTCGTTAAAGAACTCGGCCTTAACGGCATCTGCCGTGTCATCGGACGGCATGATGTATTTAAGGCTGAAAGACCCTTTAACGATGTTGCGCGGGCCAAACATGGCAACAGGCAGGTTTTGTGGGGTATCACGGACAATCTGAAGAATGCCGCCTTGCAGAAAAGGCACCGCCCTGCCGCACCTGGCGGTTCTGGTTAGCGCATCCCAAACGGTTGTTTTGCTGTCAAACACGCCGTCGAAATGGTCGCCGCGTGCCTCTAGTTGCGCGTCAAGCAATGTCAGCTTTTCAAGCACCAATCGGCTGTCTGGTAGTTGCGCCCCATAATCTGCCTTCGCAATGTCGCACATCGCCCACACGATTGAACGTGTCGGCTGTTCGTCACTCCACCCGGTAGCGGGCGACCAGACCGGTAATTTCCGCGTCTGAATCACATTGACCTGTCGACTGGTACGCTGACTAAGGTTGTTCGTTGCTTTCATGCGCACCATCAGAAGCGACACATCATCAAAATGATCAGGACCGTCAACAAAGGCTTTCAGCCCTGCCCATAGAATGCCGTTTCCGGCGCGGCTTGACAGATCCTTGGTATTGGTGCGTCGTAACCGGACTTCATAGCGCCCCGGTAACGAAAGGTCGTATTTATAGGAAAGTCGCAACACATCGTTGGTCGCGGCAGTTTTGGTTTCCTGACCCAAAACAACCCAGTCGCCATCTGGTTCATCATCATCATTAATCGCACGGCATTGCACATCCCATGTGACGGTGCGACTTGCAAAACTACCGTTGTCGTTGGCGTAGTAAAGGCCTCGATCAAACACCACATCAATACCAACCTGATTGGCAAGGCTATCAACCGGGTTCAGGACAAACGACCCGCACCACGTTTCGCTTTCAACCTCGTTGATGCCAGGCAGTTCCTGCCCGGAAACTTCATCGCGCGTAATGACATTAATATCAAACAGCGTGGCGGTTTCGCCCGGTTCAACAATTTCATAGGTGATTTCATCAAAATTGCTGATGTCGGTATCGGCGATTTTGATTTTTTCAACATCATACCGGCCTAGACCAAGGCATAGCGGCATGTGAATATATTGGTCATTGTCGATATATTCAGACCATGCCGTTGAAATGATCATATCGGGGTAGCGTTTATGCCGCCCATATTGGGCGGGAATTACGCTGCCCAGCCGCGCACTGTTTGCCTGCCCTTGAAGGCTATAGGTCGGGCTGGGTGACTGGTAGCTGCCTGATGAATAGGATGCAACAGACGGTTTTGGGGCCGGGATTAGGGCATTTACCAGCGCGTTTCCTGCCGCCGTAACCGCAATGCCGACTGCGGCAGATACCGCAGCATAGCTTGCCGTACCCTGTACAAAACCAAGCGCACCCGCAGCGGCACCGCCCGTATAAATTGCCGCAACCATAATCGCGACGGTCAAAACGATTTGCAGCGGATTTGATCCGCCACCACCCCCGCCACCACCATGCGGCAGGGCCCAGAACTGGCAAATATCACCTGGTTTAATGACTGTCACGGCCCACGCTTCGCGCAGAACAGGCCGGTCATTGTGAATGCAAACAGTTGGTACCTGGAATTCGGAAATTCCCTGATTATCCAGCCATTGGCGAATGGTAACAGGTCGGTCCAGGCAAAAAACTTCGCGCCCCTGCGATGGTTCGATGAAGTTGTGAACGCGCACAACAATACCGGCCTGCAAACCGTCATATGTTTGCAATTGCATGTTTTTAACCCTTGAACTGGTAAATCCCGCTAATGCGGTAGCCATGTGCGGAAAGCTGATCGATCGGCTGAAAAACAACACCCAGCCGCTCAATACAATGCAGCACCCCGCCACCTGTCGCGGTTTCCACCCACATGCCGATATGGCCGGGGCGGCGACCTTGTCGCAAAACCACACATGCCCCCTCGCACGGTGATTGCAGCTTTTGCCAGCGTGAACCGGCAAGTTCATCGCGAATGGCCCGCATTTGACCGAGCGCGTTTTTCGGCACATCAATTTCAGGCAGGGGGCGGTTAAATTGCTTTTCGCTGGCATAACGAACAAGGGCCCAACAGTGAAAACTGTCGGGCCCTTCGCCTTCGGGATGATATGGCAGGCCGATATATTCAGCCGCCCAATGGAATGCGCCGGTCATGTCACCAACCCCGGAAATATTTCAGGATCATAGGTTTTGCCCGGAAACGCCTTGTTTCCGACATCAAGCATACGAATGCTGCCACGAACCACCAGCGGGTCGGCATCAACGTCGGCAAGTGTCAGGGTTAAGGGCGGGTCCCATTGAGGCCCCTGAATGTCATTGGAATTATAGGGCCGGTAAGTCACTTCGATCTTGTTCTGGCTGCTTGCAGCTAATGCCAGCGCGTCGGACATTTCTCGTCCGACATTATCAATCTGCAACCGGGCTTCAGGCACAGCAACCGTATCGATGTCGGGCAATTGCAATTCAAATGCCAGGGCAATGAAAGCCACCATCTGACCACCATCAAGCGGCGCACCGTTTTCCAGCCGCGCCACCAGCCCGATCTGCTTGCGATCTTCATATTTCATTGCGTCCAGAATAGGGGCCACATCCGGGTCGCCTGCGGCTAGCCAAGTTTTATCATCCGGGTAATTGCGGACCACGCGGATCGGGGCAGCAAAATCAGGATGCCGGATTTCAAGGGTATGAAGTGTCAGGATATCAGCCGGGGCCGACGCATAGGCTTCGCGCAAAGCCGCGCTCATTTGTTCGTTTGGCATTGCATCCGATCCAGCATTAAAAGCCCAACCATGACCGTTGTTTTCATCCCGTCCGCCGCCAAATGTAAATCGCGACAGATGGTTGCATGTTGTTGTGGGGGGCATTGCCTCCCTCGCTCACGATATTGAGATTATGAGTGTGCGCACCTGCACCACTTGTTGTGTATGTCGATGGATAGTTTGTATATGCGTCGTTTGTGCCCAACGTGTGAGCATCGTTAGTATTTGTTGTGCCAGACCCCAGATATACAGCATGCGTGTGCGCGCCTGCGCTACTGGTGGTAGACCCTGCGTGACCATGCTGAGCTAATTCAGGTACAGTCAGCACATGGCTGTATTCTCCGGCCTGATCCCCAGCGGCAAAGGTGCGTTCCTCGCTGTTGCTGTCAGTAAAAGTACCGACCCCGATTAACGCTTGCCCTTGGGCAAATGCCGCCCAGGTGCCGAACCCTAGGGTTGTCTCCGGGGTGGTATCGGTCGCGCTCAAATACAGCGATCCAACAGGATAGACCGCCGACAGAACGTTGGCAGCCACCTTGTCTAACGTCACCGCCCCGTCGGCGATCAGGGCGGTTGTGACACCCCCTGCCTCGGCCACAGACAGTGGTGCGAACTTCTTTCGCAGGAACGGGATAAGTTTTGCCAAATCCATTACATCCACCTTACGAGCCGGGTTGCAGGTTCAATGATCAGGCGCTGGCCAGTCGCCTCAAAATGCGCCTGGTCAAATGCGGTGATGATCGCGAAAATGTGGTCATTGCAGATCACATTCATATGAAAACGGTCATCAATTTGAGCCGGGGTTACGATATTTCCGCCTTCGTCCAGTTCCGGCGATGTTATTTGCAACCGCCCAATCGGCACCAATTGCCATTCATGGGTTGCTGCGATCCAGTTTTGTCCGTCGTGTAACAGGCTGTTTGATTGGGTTTCGCCTGTCATTTCGTTCGTGATGATGGTTGACAAGGCGGCAATCATTGCGGCCTCGCTGGTCGCAACAAGGCACAAGTCATGGGTCAATGGGGTCATTTTGTCACCATTGCGTTGAGGTCTGCTTCGGGGAGGTAGTGGTTATAGATGGCGAACCGCTTGAGGGTTACGGTCCCAAATTTGATGTAGCAAATGCCCGCAGGCATTACTGAGGGGACCAACTCCGCAATATCTGTTGCGCCTGTTTTAGTGAGACGAAGAGTGGTGGTGTTGAATTGAAACGCACTGAGCACATCGGTCGCGCCCACATTAGGCACAATCGTCGATGTGGTCGATCCACCGTTAGCCTTAGCTGACGCGCCCATTTGCCCGTTATTTGCGGATTGATAGATATGGTAAAGGTTATCGTTGGTCCCATCAGACAAATCAACAAGGCCAGGGACGGCGCTGTAACCGGAGAGCGGGGTATCTGTGTCTAACAAGACCGTATGGCCGTCAGCCGAACTATCCCAGCCCTCAAATGGTACCAGCTCAGTCAGTTTCAAGTCTGTCCAATAAACACTGGTATTTGAGGGAACGCCGTCGGCACGCAAATGCAATTGAAGTGTGCCATAGGGGATTGTAATATCACCAGTATAGCTAGGGTTTATTTGCCTGAAACCTAAAGAAATACCACCCAGGCCGATAAAATGGAATGATCGCAAATAACCGTTATCTGCGTGAAACCGCAATCGGAACCGTTTTCCCTGCCATGACGCAGGTACATCAATTCCTGCAATAACAGCCCCTGTTGTTGGGCTGGATACGACGAGACCATGTGTGGGGTCTTGAGAAAGCACACAGTCGTTTTTTGGATAGACCCCCGCAAATGATGCAGTGAAATCCTGATCGAACACGATATCGGCTTCAACCGGTCCGATTATCAGAACATCGGCGGTCGTCGCATAAGCCGCGCCTTCGGTAATAACTGGCACAAATGACGGTGCGGCACCGACTTCGCATTGGTTCAGAATAAACCAGACCGTCGCACCTGCTTCCGCCACGATGGCGCATTGCCCAGACCTGTCAGCAGGCATGTCCACCGTTTTATGGATACGCTCATAGCCGGTATTGGTGAAATTTTGTGCGCCAAAGCCCCCCGCCATGTCAACGCGCCCACCATTAGTGGTTCTACACCACGCCGAGATTGTTGTAACCGCACCGGGGGTGCTGGTGTTGCCTGTTATTGCGACGTAAACAGTCGAACTTCCCAAGCTGTTGTCCAGCTTAAAAACCATCCCGTTTAAGGTGCCTTCGCGTAGTAATTGTTTAAGAACATGGACTTTGCCAAGTTCTTCGGTGTCATTCACAACAGAGAACACCGCATTTTCGTCGCCATAAGGCCCTTGAATGCCGGTTAAATCTGTCGGGGTGGCGTTCCAGTTCGCGCACGAACTGCGGAAACTAGGCAAAATCAATTTGCCCTTATATTCATAAGTTTCAGGGTCGAAATGATCGCGTAAAATACCACTTTCGACCATTGTGTATTGGCCAGCGGCATTAAATCCGATGCCTTTACCTGGCCTTGAAAACACAAACGGCGCGGGAAGCGGTTGCCCCGGTTCGGCCACCTCAAACAAGGCCGTTTCGGTTGGCGTGCGCCATGCCGGTTCACTCGATGCTTCAGCCAGCACCGCCGCAACGTTCGCGGCTGCGCCGATGGCTTCCATCTTTGCATTCTCTGCACGATCTGCATTGCTGCGCACTGTATCTGCATTTAACGCAAGTTCTCTGTCATATTTCGCATTCATATCCTTGACCGCTTTTGCAAGCGAGGATACGGAGCCGTTTTCGGTGTTGACGGTTTTTGTATCATTACCATGCACGATGTCGTGCATGGTCGTCGCATCGGCCTTAATGGTTGCCGATGCGTTTTCAATGTCTTGCTGAAGGGTCATGTTAAAGGCTCCATCCCCCTGCGCCTGGCAGAGATGAATTGGTCAGATAATGAAAACTGTTAATCGCGCCGATCAACCCGGAAACATCTTCGGACAGGGCGATGTCAAGCGCCTCTTCGCTAAGAACAGGACGTTCGCGGACCTCAAGAGTCGAACTGACAATCCACGTAACCCCACTGTTCGCAGAACCCGTAACCGTCTTGCCGCCACGTTTGGCTTCAACGGTATAGGACCCACTGCCTTTACCAATAAAGCGCGCCTCATGAACCACCATGCCCAGTCCGCCAAGCAAGGTGATGTTGAAATAGGCCGCCCCCTCACGGGCTTTGGTTTTCCACCACGCTTCAAACAGCGCAAATTGCCACATGGTAAAACGCCAACGCACAGGAATGCGCGTTGGCGTCTGGGTGAATTGGGCGCGTTGCCGGGCACCACCGCTTTCCATTTCAGTGCGCAAAATTGAATCGGTGGGTTCAATCCCATAGCCCTGAAATGTCGGTAGCGGTAACTGATCCGGCCAGTCCACATTTGCCGTCATTATGCTACCTCCGTGCGCCTGCGGCAGGGTCGAGGCCGTAGCGGTTTTCAATCACATCTGCCAGCCCTTTGCCGCGTGCGATGTTATTTGACATCCGCCCTTCGATTTCTTCGACAAACACGTCGATGGTCAGGCCACCACTGCCGTCTTTTCGTGCCGTTGCCGATGCTTCGGCAACACGCCCCGCATTGTTGTTCACGTTCAGCTTCACCGATAAAGGTTGATCCTTCGCCGATGCTATATTCGCCAATGCCATCAGGCTTTGCGCCGTGTTTTGCTGTTGGGCCTGTGTCAGCACGCGTTCATTATCAAGCGCGATAATCGGCTTTTCATTGTGGGCCAATGCCACCGAACCGCCACCGTGAAGACGCGGAGCATCGTCAAACAGTGACAAATCAACCTGCCGCGATTGCGTGCCGGTGCCAATCTGTCCGCCATCATGATAGATGCCCGCTGTATAGCTGTTGCCAAACGTTGTCGAAGAACTTGCCATTGCGGCGGTACTGCCGCCGAACAGGCTGGAAAAATAACCTCCAACACTTTGTGCCAGCGGGCCGGTAATGTTCTGGCGGATCATCAACCGGGCAAAATCCGCCA